AATCACACCATTGGTTGCTTCAACAACCACCTTCTCTGTCTTAACAAAACCAGCACGATCAAGAAAGTCTTTAGCAGCATTAATCTTTTCTTTAATGCCAAGCTGCGTAGGATCATCAATAGCACCAACCACAGCATACGCAGCCTTTGGTGCATTCATTGCAATGTAGAGCTGGGTAGCATCAACAATCTCTTCTTTGAGATAGTTGGTTAGCTGACGAGTGCTATAGCCACGAGAGAAACCAGCAAGCTCTTTAGCAGCATTGATGTTTCCTCCAGCTTCGTCAAACAATACTTCCAGAAACTTCTTATGTTGTTCTGATAATTCTTTAGCCATTATAGTTTTCCTTTTTAATATACAACAGAATATTCTTCTTGAACTTTAACAGATATTGTAATGGCAGAACTGGCACTGGCATAGCCACTAATAACATCATTAGCCTGTAATGTAAAAGCGTGTGTGAGTTGAACAACACTACGACCATACATTGAAACTTGTTCAGTAATTGAATATGTTGTAGCCAGTACCGCATCTGTCCATGTCAGTGTGACGGTGACAGTTGAAGCAGAAGCATTAGAAATTACAATGCTCGTAACCTCTGTAGTATATCTTACAGGAACAGTGTAAATTGTTGCATTAGATGTGGACAGCAACTTCCCTAGTGTTCTATTTTTAGTTGCCATAATTATTGAGTTGTAAGATCATAGAAACTAATAGCGCCCCAAGCGTCACCAGATGGTGTTGCATCTAATGTGCGAATAGCCAGAGTATAGATGTCGCTAACGCCTGCTAGGGACGAGCCAAGCTGCAATTCCCAGTTGTACCCGGCATCGACTCGGGCCGCACTTTTGTTTTGCGAGGTGGCAGATACGTACTCTTGATCTACAACCAACCCTCCTGTAAGCGCTGTGGCTGTCTGATCGTAGTCTACGTTTGTGGATACCGATGTAGCCCATGATGCGCCAGTCAAGGTAGCATTTTTGAGGATAACGACTTCGTAGTTTTGAGTAACCGTAGGAAACGCCTGACCCTTGGTTAAAAGCACAACAGCACCCGACCGCCCTGACGCCAGTCTGATTGAGATTAGGGGGACGAAGGTGTTTGAGAACCCAGTGCGCTTTGTAGACCTGCTGGCCGTGTAGTTAGCTGACTGAGCATCGTAGCCTCCCTCTGACATGACCGACGAGCAGATTTGCTTCATCGTTGCAGCCACTGCTGAAGTCGAAGTGATCTCATGACGAACGGGCAGGATCGCTGTAGTCATGTACGTGGCGGTGATGCTATTGGCATTGGTGAAGGTGTGACAAACAATATATTTGCCATCAATGATGAAGCCACAGCGCACTGAACCAACACCAAGCCACTCGAAATCCATCCACAAGATTTGAGACTTGGCTGAATCTAAAGTGTATCCTGATGCGCCTGTGCCATCTAGCTTGTCACCGTTCCAAGAGCTTTGTGGTATTGACCGCGCATCGCTTACTGAACCTGTCACATAAGAGCGCAACACAAAAGAGTTTACACTAGCAATGCGTTGGAAGAAAACACCATTCTGTTCATTGAAATATCCAACACGCTGCGTTAGATTTACGTTCATACTGCCGTCCATGCAGAACGTAGCCAATACTAACAAGCCTTTACCGGGTTGATATGGAAAGCTACGAAACGTCTGGCGCACTACAGAGCCAACACCACCAGCCGTTACAGACATATTTAATGCAGATTCATTTACTTGATAGGCTGTGGTGCCTGTGCCAGTTACAGCAGTGTCATACTGAGTATCTGAAGAATAACGGTTTTGGCTATCGAATAGTGTGTATGGCTGACTAACTCGAAGTCGACCAAAAGCATCTACATTAGTTCCACCAATACTAACAGTATTCGCAGATTCGGAAATGCGAACAACTTCTGGATATGATGTTATTGACATTACTTCTTCTTCATCCGTGAAGCTTCAGACAATGCAATGGCAATGGCTTGCTTAGGGCTTTTAACAAGAGGACCACCCTTACCACTATGCAAGCCCTTGTCTTTGAACTCACCCATGACGGTAGCAACCTTCTTAGTTTGCTTAGGGGTTAGTCCACCCTTAGCCATTGCTGGTTCCTTCGCTGTCTTAGCTGCTTGCTTAAACGCTTTGTCAGTGGGAGCACCTTTGCTACCGGGAACACGCATTGTTTCTTTACTACCAGCAGCAATGAGTTCTTGCTTAGCGTTAACATTTGCATACAAACCAGATTTCATATTTTCACCACTTTGTTTTATTGGCCTTATCGGCGACTTTAATACACATCTCTATGAAGAAATCCTGAGAGTAGGCCTGTTTCATCATGTTTAAATGTTTCGTGATCAACTGAATGTTATCAACACAATACCCTTTAGAACTATCAATACGGTCAATTGATGCTGTAGAACTCTGAGGATGACCTATTTCTGGAAAGACAATATCAATGTCTGTTAATACACATTTCTTTTGTTGCCGATCATATAAATCAGCAACATCATCCATTGTTAATGCCCAATCAATACCTCTAATTTCAGCATTTATTTTACACTTATTAAACCAAGAAACTCTAATGCCTCTGTGCCATCCACGATGACAATTATCAACATGCTTGTTTGAACACGACTTACATTCTTTACCAAGCCTCAAAGATTCTTCTGCGTAGTTCTTACGTAAGTAATTTTGTGGTTTGTTACACGATGGACAATTCTTGTACCAACGATTGTCAATGCCTTTAGTGATATTCATGTGGTAGTTATATCACCACTTTACCTTTTTCACCACTTTATTTTTGAAGACCACCATGCAGCAGACATCTTACCCTTAGCAATGTTAGCGGCATGCCTAGCCTTAAACGCTTCATTGCGCTTGCTACCATCAGGACTGCCTTTAACACCCTGCTGTCCAAACCTAATAAGCTTCACCACATCACCTTCTTTAGCCAACACAACATGGCTCTTGCTGGGATGTGATGGAGTTGCTTTAGGCTTGTTGTAGCCAGAGAACTCTTCAGAGCCTCGTTTAATCTGAGCCATGTTGTTGTTGGTTATACTGATAATTTAAAACCACAGTATAACATTATTTAGAACCATTCTTAGCTTTCTGTGCAGGCGGTACTGATGCGCCACAATTAACATAACCACCTTTTGCATATTCTTTTTCACTGTCAACTTTACGCAAAGCTTCATCGTTTTCAATATCAGCAAGACGTTCTTTAGAAGCTTTAGAAAGTTCAACCCTATCGCTTTTAGAAAGAGCTTCAGAAACTGCCCTACCAACATTAGATTTATTAACAGCAGCTTTGCCTAAACCAGTACGTTCATCTATTTCTCGACCAGCAGCATATCCAAGCTCGCCAGCCAACTGAGCAGCCCCAGCACGACTTGCACTGCGAAGCAATGCCCTACCACCAGCTTCTTGTTGAGTTGCCCGTAAAAGCTTGTCACGACCCTCAGGAGCTAAATCACGACCGTTCTTAGTGGATGGCATCAACCCCTTTTTAATTCGTTCAAAATCTTTAGGTTGAGACTTATCTATATCTTCTCTAGGAGAAGGCAACACCCTGTTAGCATTGCTTTCTCCGGGGCTTCGATTAGGCTTAGACCCACTAGTTTCTTTATTACGCTGAATGCCTTTGTCATTACCTTTACGAGTACCAGTGTTAGTAGCCATTTTCAGCACTTCCCTTTAACAGAACCACCCTTATTCATCATAGGCTTCTTAGAAGGCTTACCAACACCAACAGCAATGACAATAGAAGGAGATTTAGACATGCCTTTAGCAGCAGCTTTAGCAGGAGTCTTTACCATTCCCCCTTTAGCCATTGATGGCTTATAAGACGCTTGTTCTAGCTCATTGGCTTTATCAAGATAGGTGTTACGAACATCTTGTGGCAAAGACTTATCTTTAGCCATCTCACGATATTTAGCAGCTTTGGCTGCAGTGTTTGAAGCAGATGGAGGAGAGGTAGCCATGGTTTCTTTCATTAACAACTAAAGAGGCTATGCCTCACAACTATAAGAGTTATACAACAAACTTCTTATCTTTCCATCCTTCAGCTTTCATTGCTTTCTCAACAACATCTAAAGGAAAGAACATACCACTATGTTTCTCTAATGCAACACGTACATAGTAAACATCACTATGGGGTATATGAACACTATCTAAAGCATCATTATGTAATGCAATGTAAGCGCTATTAGTGATGCTATAGGGTTTAGCATCTAGTTGTCCATTATCAATGAGTTGTTGTCTAGTGTAATAAGTAGTCATAAACATAGATTATATATTAATCTATTAACAATACTTAGTATAGACAATATAACTATATAGACTAATTAGAGGTTGTGTTGAGGTATTGAACATATGTTTTAAAAACTTTAGTTAAAGTTTGTCTTAACCCGCTTAAAGAAGAAGGTTCGACAACTTGCTAAAGCAAAAACTTTAGAATCCGTGTTGCTTATAACACTTCATTTCATCCAGTCTTTACAAGGAATAAGCCCCTGCTACATCGCGCACTAGAATTATGTCCCACGCTGCTACCTTTGATGTGAACCCCGTGTTGGTAGCGGAAGTAATGGCAAACCCTACATAAACTTAGGGATAGTCACTACTAAGCAGCCCACGGTGTTTTCATTCCCGACTGCTTACCCATAGTGTTACACAGCTTCTTGTAGCGTGTCAACAATGTTTCTTGTTTGTTGCACATAAACAACACTTGCTAGCTTTGCCTTACACATTGCTATGGATGGCAGAGCTTTGTAAGTTTAAACGAGCAAGGCTGGCTTTCAAGGCTGGTAGGCTATGTAGCCCTTGCCTAGGGTGTTTAAAGCTGTCACAGGCTGTTCTGGTGTGTTCTAGGCTATGTATATGCTGGGCAATGCTGTGCGTGTGGGAGAGGCTGGTTAACAAACCCTATTTTCCTGATTTTAGGACGAGGTTGTACATAATATACGCGGGCACCCCCCATGGCCCACGCCCGCCCCCATCAGCCGTGGCTGCGCCTGCGCTATGCATGCATCATGCGCGTGATGCTGCAGGTGATGACATAGGTGTGTGTGCATTTCACCTAAGATTAAGAATACCTTTTAAGATCAACGACTTACGCGCATCATGTAAACTGATTCAAAATCGGCTTTCATAGGGGATAAATAGAGTTAGACTATCGGTATTTAGGGGGTCATAGGCAATGCCTATCGACGGCATACAACATCAATCCACCACCATCACACCAACCCAACAACACCTCGCGCACCCACTAAGCTTCCTGCGCCTATACGCTGCAGCTTTGCTGCCTTCAATAGCTGTCAATGGTCAACAATGACAATAAAGCGCCGAAAAGCCTCGCGTGATGCTTGCGTGATGCCTACACACCATACCGCCCCTAATGCGCTGCAGCAAAGCTGCCATAAAAGCCCCACACTTGACAAGGTTATTAGAAAGCCGTTACATTTGAGGCCATCAACAACCCGTTCTTAAGGACACACACCATGCAACAAGCAAAGCTTTCAACAGTCAAACCCGGTGACTACATCAAGCGTAAGGCAGATAGCTCTGCCGTATACATCAAGGGTGCATATGACAAAGCGACGAAGTCGTTCTCATGCACTGACACAAACGACATTTGCCGTGAAATATTTATCAAGGCAAACAAGCCAGTCTTCGTCGGTTTCACGTACTAAGGACACACACAAATGAAAATCACCCGCATCATCTCCACTGCCATCGCTAAGCGTATAGGCTACACTGTCATCGGTACAGGCTGCGTCAAGCGTCATTACACTCACAGCTACGGCGAAGCCATGGCATGGGCTAAGTGCTACCGTCTGAGTGGTGCCACAATCCATTTGAGCGGGTTCTTTTCGGTGATGCCACTAGTCAATATTGCCCCCACAGTTGACAGGGTTATTGGAAAGTCTGCATAATCCGTCCATCGGTTCAATTTTCACAACGTTCTACAGGACACACATATCATGGCTAAATCACCTACAGGTTACATCATCTATAGCGGCCCGTCTACACTTGATGGTAAGCCCATCGTCGTCGTTGCACTGACAAAAAGCAGCAACAAAAAGACGGCAAATATGGTGCAAACCTACATACTACGTAGTGGCATCGACCCACGTGATGCAAACAAGACCGGCGAAGACTTCTCGATCTGTGGCACCTGTATTCACCGTGGCACAGCTACCGACAGCCCTGATAAAAAGCTTGCCGTAGGCCGTACATGCTACGTCAACATGGGGCAAGGTGTGCTCATTGTGTACAAGGGTTTCAAGGCAGGTAAGTATCCTGTGGCAACCCCTGATCAGCTAGCATCATTGGGCAAGGACCGCATGGTCAGAATCGGTACATACGGCGACGGCGCTGCAGTGCCACAAAGCGTATGGACAGCGCTTATCAGCGAAGCTGAGGGCCACACAGGTTACAGCCACCAGAGTAACATGCCTAATGCATCGTTCAATGCAGCGCTATACATGGTGAGTGCCGATAACCTCACAGTGGCACAGAATGCATGGGATAAGGGACAGCGTACCTTCCGGGTTATCCCTGTCAACCAATGGGTTGCACAGGGTAAGCTAGCCCTTGATAAGGGAGAAGCGCTTTGCCCCGCCAGTGCCGAAGCAGGTTTCAAAACCACCTGTGACAAATGTGGATTGTGTGCTGGCACTACTGTGGCGGCAAAGTCGATAGCTATTGTGGCACATGGCACAGCAAAGGCAGCATACGTAGGCTGAGCAAGGCCGCAAGGCAGATAGCACAGCGGTAAGGGCCTATAAAGCCCTTATCAGTGTACTATATGCTCATTCCGAGCACTCTGCACTACATTATTACCAAAGGTAAACACAAATGAAAGTCTTCGTATACTTCAACCTACACCGCAAGTGTTTCAGCGTGAAAGCGCTTGAGGGTGTTAGCAAAGGGCTTGTAATCAAGCATGCCACCTTTGTGGCACTGACTAACGTCACGTTCAAGGTGTCAGAAACGGGGCGTCAGCGAGTGTTGCAAGAGAAGCGTAAGAATGTACATGCTGGTGTTGTTGGCACCCTTGTAGACAGCCTAGACAGCGTCGGTAGTGAGCGTGTCACCTACAACCCCTACAAGGGCAGCACATTTGTTCTATGTGGCACTGGTGAGTCTGTGCTTACAGCCAATACCGCTACACTGATTGTTCACGAAAAGAAAGGATTCATCTATGTATGATACAGGTGTGAGAATGATTCCCCTTGATGGCTGCTATATGCTGCAGCGCTATCGCCCAGATTTCGACGACTGGGTTAACTTCGCTGTGTATGACACAGAGGCTGCAGCGTTTCGACGACTGCAAAAATACACACAACCACCTGTAACGACTAACATTACAGACACAAAGGACACAGCATGACACACATCAGCAAGCTCAGGCACCACTACTTCGGTGCAAATGTCCGCATTACAGCATGCACAATTGATAGCATGGCTGTGCTAATTGTCAGCACGTTTAATCCGTTGGCAAACAATTGGATTGAGCAAGACCGTTTCACTGTAGATGAAATGAATGATGCCTGCACCTTCGCTAAATCGTTGTCCACACAGAAAGGCATTTAATGAATAAGAAATTCACCATCACAGTTTATGCTGACCCATCACACTCATGGGGCAAAATTAAGCGTGATGTGCTGCTAGGCTTAGGCGTTGAACACCTGATCAGCGAGTACAGCTACCAGCTGCGTGACAATGTGTACTTAGAGGAGGACTGCGATCTAGGGCTGGTATACAAGGCACTGGTAAGCGCTGGTTGCACTGTCATATTCCGTATGAAGACAAGCAACAACGACAGCAAGATCAGGGGCTATGAAAGGTTTAGCAGCATACTGAAATAACCTTACAGTTGACAAGTGTTATTTAAATCGTCTACAATGCATCACCGCAGCGATTTTGCTGCACTCTCCTGAAAGGAAACATATGACACAAACCTACACCGACATGTCTAAGCTGTACGCCACGAAGGCGAAGCAATATGACAAGGCACAATGTAGAGCAGCCATTGCTGACATTGACGCCACACTAAAGCTGCAGGCTGATGGCACCACGATGGTGCCAATGACGCCCTACGTAGTGAAGCTGTGGTGTGAACGTGATGCAATGCTTGATCGTTTGCATACCCTGCGCTGAAGTAATATGTTCAAATCAACAGCGCTCATAGCAGGGCTGTTGTTTGCTGGTGCTGTAGCTGACGAAGGCTTGT